CCGAACGCTCTTACCTTCGCCCTGGCAGCACGCAGTCCGCGCACGAGCTTGCTGTTGTCGGCGAAAAGCTCGACGAAGGCCCGACCCGCTCGGATTGCCATTCCTGACGGCATATGGTTAATTCCGGAAAATGCCCTTGATAAGAAGGCAATGCTGGACTACATTAATGTTGACCCCATAATTCCGGCCTGTTCTCCCCGGCAGGCCGGATTGCTGCGAAGGCCCGGTCTCCCCCCGCCGGGCCTTCGCTCTATGGGATCTCAGCCCGAAGCGCCGTTCGCCGTCGCCGGGGCGGCTGCGGCTGTCACTGTCTTCGCGGCTTCGATTGCCACTGCCGCCGTCTGCTTGGCTTCATCGCGCTGTACCTTGGCGTTCTTCTCGTCCCGCCGCTTTTTGACTGCGTACCCGCCGGCGCCGAGCCCGAACAGGCCCAGAACAGAAACGAGTTCGGTCCCGTATTTGTCCACAAACCCGACCGCCCGGTCCTTAACCTCGACTGCCTTGTCGAGTGTCTTTTCGACCGAATCGAGCCCCTTATCGACCACGGTCCCCAGGTCGGGCTTGGCGCTTGCCGCTGCGGCGTTGGCCGCCTTGGATATTCGCTCGGCCGCAGCAGCCGCGGCGTCGGCTATCGCCTTGGCCTCGGGCGACTGGGTCACCGGCGCGGGATCGGGAACCACTTCGGCCAGTTCGTCAGCCATTGTTGCGACGGTGGCTACTGCGGCGAACCGGTCCAGGATGGCTGCCGCCCCGATCTTCGAATCGGCCAGGACATCCGAGAAGTCCGCCAGCCGGGTCGTTACGATCTTCATGGCACGGCGCCTCAGATCGTCCCGAAGCCGGGCGGCCGCGATAGCATCATCCTTGCGTTTCCAAACGCCGGTTTCGATATCCGCCAGCGTTTCGAGCCCCAACGGCTCGGCGGGAGCACCGGCATAGACCGCAGCCGGCCGCGTCATCTTCGCCAGGGCCTTCGTAGCCGCCGATCCCGGCCTTGCGCCTGTGACCGCCAGGCGTCCCGCCAGGGCGTCGGCGGCATCGGCCGCCTGCTTCTGCGTCTCGCTCGGCGCCAGGCGCAGGCCCGCCATCTGCATATCGCAACCGGGAGTCAGAACAATTGCTATCGGAATGAACAGTCCGACCACCACACGCACCATTTTTCCCATTGTGTTGCATCCGTTCATCGCAGTTTCTCCTTAGCCTCTGAAGGCCTTCTTGAATTCCGAAACGGTCTCGGGCGTCACTTCGATCACGTCCTCGTGTGACTCCGTTGTGTTATGTGGGTCGAAATCGGCCGGCTCAAACGGCCTGCCCTTCTTCGGGTCCCGGTTGACATTCGCTATCAAGGCCATCACCGCCGACGTATGACGCCACTGTGCCCGGTTGCAGCCTTCTGCCATCCAGAACAGTTCCCGGAGTGTCAGCGGCCCAGGGTCTACGCCGACGGCTCCGGCGAGTCGCCACACATCGCCCCATCGATCACCTCGTCGATGTCGATCTCCTCGATCTTCTTCTCGACCCGCGCCACCGTCGCCGCGATCATTTCGGCCTGCCTGGCGACAGCCTTTGCCCTGTCTGTTCGCCCCCGGCCTCGGAAAAAATCCACGAGGTCCTCGTAGAACGCTTCCTGTGCGGCCAGGAGGGTTTCGCCGTCGAACGCCGCCAGGACATCCTCGGCTCCGATACCGTGTGCCTCGAACTGATCGCTCAACAGGCAGCAGAGAACCTCGCCGAGCAGGATTTCGTCAGTGCCTAAACGTGTCAGAAGCGGCGGGTCGCCGATCTCCGGTTGGAGCAGATCGACGCTGAGTTCGTCTCTGAGCCGCTTTGCCGTGGCCAGGTTGACCCCGATAGTCCAGTTGCGGCCCGCCTTGTCCTTGAAAGTTCTCATGTCAGGTGATTCCCTTACGCAGTAACGTTGATACTGACCGTGGCCGTGGCGTAGGGCAGACCGGAAGTCTGATAGCTGACCTTGGCAGTCAGCGTGTGAATGTCGCCTTCGCTGCCGAGATCGGTGTTGTCGAGCACCGTGATCTCGCCATCGGCTGAATCGATTGCAAACACGCCCGCAGTACTCTGCGCCGTGATGGCGAAGACGAGCGTCTCGGAGGTCATGTCGTCGCCCTTTGTAGCAACGACGGTATCGACCACGTCGTCATTCAGCGCCGTCTCCGACACGCTGAACGTCTGGTCGGCAACGATGGGCGGTTCGAGCCACTTGTCGAATACCGCCAGTTTGGCGGTGACGGGGACGCTGACGCCTTCCTCCAGCGGTTCGTTGCGGCTGAACTTCGGGATCGAAAAATCACCGACGGGGCCTTCGGCGTCCTCGCCGTCCATCGCCCCGGTAAGAAACGCCATCCGGATCGTGCCGGAGGTCAGGTACGCCTTTTTGACGGCCTGGAAGATCAGGTCGCCCGGCTTCCAGAGCATCTCGAACTCGGCGGTGCATTCCCGCAGTGTCGCGGCGTTGGCGCGCCAGCCGTTGTTGGCGCGGGTGGTGACGTCGGCTTCGCCTGCTTCGAGGTTCAGCGACACGTCCTTGACGTTGGCCATCTCGGACAGCGCGGCCAGCGCCGCGCCTGCGGCACCCTGGTACGCCTTGGCGTTCATGCCCAGTAGAAACGTTTTTGCTGACATTGCTGGTTACTCCTTAAGTGCTTACCGAATCCCGCCACATCTGCGGGAGCTTGGTTTTTTCCTTCTCGAATGCCGGACCCATGTACGGGCGGGCACGAAAACGGGCACGTTTGCGCTTACCGCGCTTTTTCAGCGCCGTGGCGCCGCCGTATTCCAGGAGGCTCGGCGCGTCTCCCCGGTCGCCGTGGGTGAGCCTCACCGGACCGATTACCACGGACCGCTTCGCCGGGTCGTATCCGAAGAGGATGAACCGCTTCAGCAGGCCGGTATGGCTGCTCGGCGGGCTGCCGGGGCGGCTTATGGCTTTCCGCTTGCGTATCGATGATTTCGCCGTCCGGCGGACATAGGCGCCGAACCTGCTCAGCACCCGCCTGGTCGCACGGTCCGTGGCGGACAGCACGGCCTTCGAGGTGAAGAACATCTGTTTGAACTTCATACCGATCATCGCTTAAGCCTTGTCGCTTATTCGCCTTGTGCAGGGGCCTCGGCGCCCATCTCGGCAGCGGCGGCGGCCAGTGCCTTTTGCTGGACGACGAGGGCGAGGCGCTTCTCCTGGAGGCGGGCCTTTGCCGTTGCAGTGACGCCCTCGGCGGTGAGAGCGGCCTTTCGGGCGGTGAGGGCATGACCTTCTCGATGCCCTTTTCTCCCTCCATCGGGACCCATGCGCGTCTTTGCAGTTCAGCAACCCAAAGAGCTTCTCGCACAGTAAGCGAGACATTCTCTCCACTTCGTTTGGTCGTAACCGGTCGGTGCTGGCGCCAAAGAGGATCATTTGGAGCGACGTAAGTGAGGATAAACCCTAGCAGCAGCGATGCGCGATCCTGGTTGTCCTCGCATCGCTGCATGACCTCGGTCCCGAGTAGAGCTACCTGCGAGAACGTCTCGCCACGCAACGTGAGACCGGTGACATCCACCTCGCCTTTAACCAATGACCGAAGAAGCTGGTCGTCGACCTCGCCTCTAGGACCGACGATCAAGGGGTCGGGGACCGCAATACCCCAGGCGACTAACGCGGCAATCAAGTCGCAAGAGTCAGTGCATCGGTCGCGATAGATATCCCCGAGCACGCGCCCGGGTACATAGATATCAGCGAAAGAACGTGCCCGTTCATGCCACGCCGAGACCGGGGCCATGATCTTCTTGGGTGTGTAACGTCCGATTGAACCTTCCCTTGTGAGAAGAGGGCAGCGCCGGGCAAGACTTGCACCTTCCTCGCCCTTCGCAGTCCAGATGTGTGCGAGCAACCGCACGCTGGCTTCAATGATATCCGTGCCTTCCTCGCCGGCCTTTTGCCCGTCCGGCAACTCCTGCCCCATGTGGTTCAGGCACTCATCCAGAACTTGATCCTCACTAAGCGTGCCGGGTATTTCTTTGGCTAAGATGGTTGGGAGGGTCGTAAAACCTTCCTCTGCGCCCATTTCGGCGAGTTCAGTATCAAGGAGTCGGCCACGGACATCGCAGCCCCCCATCTCAGCAATGTCCTTCAGGTCATCGGATATACCCGAATCGCGCTTCAGAGCAGAGGGCGAGCAAAGTTCGCCTTTCTGATTTGGCAGGAGACCACGCAGCAGGTCAGTACAGTCATGGCCGGGAGGCAGCTTGCCGATGATGTCCAGGTACTGCGCAAGCCAACGACGCGGGCAGTCGCGAACACGCAACTCTTCGAGGCGCTCGGCGTCTGCGCGCACATTCTCACCAATCTCCTTCAGCCCCATACGACTGATCGACATCCCCAAGGACCCCCAGCCGTAACTCAAATCGCTCCAGTTTGAGGTCAGTTCTCTTCTCGGCGGGTGCAAAACGCTAGTATTGCAGGCCAACTCCCATACGTCCGACTCCGGAACCTCGTCTTCCGACACGGTGCGACTATACCGGGGAAGGACGAAGTTGGCGATTGGAGAACCGAGATCTGCAATCGCGGGCAATGGCCCCTCGGTCGTCTCGATAAGTGCCAACCTGGCAAGCTGATGCGGCCATCGCCGAAGCGAAACGAAAACGAACGGAGCACAAGCCAGACGACGACAAGGGTCCTGAAGGCCTGGCCGGGCCGGAAGGGCTGCAGGGCAAGGTCGCCAAACTGCTCGGCGAC